TAAGTATGTTAACCAAGGTGGTGACGAGGCATTCTTCAACGAAGCCAACACAATGTTCTCTGGTAAAGGTTCTGCTGGTAACCCATACGGTTTCGCCGGTACAACTGCAACAGACACAGGTACAAACCCTGTTGTGTCTGCAACTTTGGCTGCTAACAGCTATACAACTGGTATTGCAATCCCAACAGCTACTGCTGAATACCTTGGTTCTGACGGCAATACAGCATTTGGACAGATGGCATTCTCTATTGAGAAAGTTACTGTAACTGCTCAAAGCCGTGCTTTGAAAGCTGAGTATTCTTTAGAACTTGCACAAGACTTGAAAGCAATTCATGGTCTTGATGCTGAAACAGAATTGTCTAACATTCTGTCTACAGAAGTTCTCGCTGAAATCAACCGTGAAGTTATCCGTACCATCTATACTGTTGCCGTTCCAGGTGCTCAGTATGGTACAACAACAGCAGGTTTCTTTGACTTAGATACAGACTCTAACGGCCGTTGGTCAGTTGAGCGTTTCAAAGGTCTAATTTTCCAAATCGAGCGTGATGCTAACGTAATCGCTAAGCAAACTCGCCGTGGAAAAGGTAACGTGTTAATTGTTTCTTCTGACGTTGCTTCTGCTATGGCAATGGCTGGTGTTCTTCAGTATACACCTGCTCTCCAAGCTGACTTGCAAGTAGATGACACAGGCAACACATTTGCTGGTTTGTTACATGGTCGTATCAAGGTCTACATTGACCCATACTTCGGTGGATACACAAGCAACCAAGAACTCGTAACTATCGGTTATAAGGGTTCTAGCCCATACGATGCTGGTTTGTTCTACTGCCCATACGTTCCATTACAGATGGTTCGTGCCGTAGACCAGTATACATTCCAACCAAAGATTGGCTTCAAGACACGTTATGGAATGGTATCAAACCCATTCGCAGAAGGTCTAGGCGCTGGCTTGGGTGGTTTGAATGCTCGTACCAACAAATACTATCGTATTTTTGGTGTCAAAAACTTGATGTAATCAAAAAGTCCTCGTTAAGAAGGACATTTAGAGAGACCACTTCGGTGGTCTCTTTTTTTTCGACCTAAATACCTGTATATCTTTTTAGAGAAATACTATGTCCGTATTATCAAGAACTCCTCAGAACACCAATCTACTTCAACCTACAAAGTATCTTTTAACCTTTGATAGAATAGGTGCCGCCACATACTTCTGCCAGTCTGTAAACATACCCGGAGTCAGCGTAGGACAGGCCCCAATCAACTTTCCAAGTCTGACTGTATACTCGCCTGGTAACCAAATAACCTACAATAGTTTGAATGTTAATTTCTTGGTGGATGAAGCGGTAGTATCATGGCAAAATCTATATGATTGGTTTCGTTCCTTTGCATCACCAGACGGTACCGATGAACGAAATCTAAAAACGGCATTACAAAATGAGTATAGTAAACAAGACAAGAAACAATACTCAGATGCCACTTTAACGGTACTGAACAATCTAAACAATCCCGTAATTCGGGTTCAGTTTACCAATGTATTTCCGGTTTCATTATCGGATATTAACTTTGATACAAGAATGTCGGCTGATGATATCATTACGGCAGATGCCACATTTGTATATGATGAGTTTAAATTTATACCAGTTTAAGTAACACAAAGTCTTGCCATTTAACACCAAGTGTGTTAATATAGGAAATTGGTGTTAAACTATTGAAAATATTATGGAAAATCTAGAACAAGTATTAAAGTATTGGGAAAAAGATGCAGAAATGGACCAGACAGAACCTGGCAAAGAACTGCTTCGTATTCCTATTCTACACAACAAGTATCTCTCCATTTTAACCAAACACAAGATTGCGGCCAAGAAGGCACACTTTGATTATCTGCGTTTGCGTAAAATTAAGATTGATTATTACAATGGCAGATTAGACCAAGACGAATTAGAAACTCGTGGTTGGCAACCATTTCAGTTTGTATTGAAATCAGATATTGGTGCCTACTTAGAAGGCGATGATGATTTGATTAAGATGTTAGAGAAAAAAGTATACCATGAAGAATGTGTGTCTGTCTTAGAATCGGTAATGAATGAACTGAAACAAAGGACATGGCAACTGCGTGATTTTATTGGTTGGGAAAAATTCATAGGAGGCCAATAATGTCTTTTCTTGTTGCAAACATACCACCCGTTAAATGTTTTGTTCGTAAAGAGTTTCTTTATAACCACGAGAAACACCATGGTGAATTAGAACCTTGTGTATGGATTACTGCCAAGGCCATCAAAGGTCAGGCATTTCGTATTGAATGTATGTTAACCGATTACGGTGCATTGTTTGATAAGTTACCTATCTCAGCATATGTTTGGAAACCTGTAGATAATTATTTGCCGTTAGATAATCTACAAATATGGGATTGTTTATCGTATGATATGGCGGTAATTGAGAAATCAAATCTAAGAGGACTCAAAGTAAAATACTTTGGTAAAGACCGAGCATTTCATTTCGGCAAATACCTTTTCACAATTGATTTTGCGGCACCAGATTTTAATCGTATTGACACCAGTTTTTCAGAAGGTGTGCAAGAACACAAGTCATACAACTTTATTCAACTAGACAATGGCCAATTTGCCTGTCAACCAAACAATCGTTGCCTGTGGTATGATGTATCACTGGTACCACCTGTAGTTAAAACTCCTGATTTTAAAATACCAACAGAAGTCTATTCAGTAGAAAATATTTCTAAATGGAGTGTTGGTACACCTGATTCATGGTTCTATAAGTTTGATGAAAAAGAATGAGTGATTTAACCATATCAAAAAAAGATGAAGTATATGCCAAGATAACTTGTGAGAAACATATCGCAAAAGAGTTATCCGAATACTTTACTTTTTTTGTTCCTGGTTACCAATTTGTTCCTGCATATCGCAATAGAATTTGGGATGGAAAAATTCGTATGTTTAATTTACAGACGAATCAAATCTATCTTGGTTTATTACCATACATTGAATCGTTTTGTGAAGAAAGAAAATACCAATTTGATTATGGTGATCCAAGGCCTGATATTGAAGATGAATACTCAGTATATCATGCCAAAAAATTTATTGATTCATTAAACATTCATGCTCGTGGTGAACCAATTGAAATACGAGAACACCAAATAGATGCCTATATTCATGCAATGCAAAAACGCCGAGCGTTGTTGGTATCACCAACGGCATCTGGTAAATCTCTTATCATCTATCTAATCTTCCGACAGTTACATCAATACCAAAATCTCAAAGGCCTTATCATTGTTCCCACCACATCATTGGTTGAACAATTGTATTCAGACTTTGGTGATTATAACAATGGCGAAATGACCAATGTTCATCGTATATACCAAGGCAAAGAAAAAGACACCGACAAACCACTCACCATTTCTACATGGCAATCTCTGTATAAACTTCCAAAAGAATACTTTCACCAATTTGATTATATCATTGGTGATGAGGCACATCTATTCAAGGCACAGTCTTTAACTTCTATACTTACATCCTGTGTAAATGCTAAATATAGGATAGGTCTTACAGGCACATTAGACGGCACCAAAACACACAAACTTGTATTAGAAGGTTTGTTTGGTTCGGTCAAAAAGGTAATCACCACAAGAGAACTGATTGATAAACAGCAAGTTTCAGATTTTGAAATTAAATGTTTAGTTCTGAAACATGATGATGAAATTTGCCTACAAATAAAAGATAAAACTTACCAAGAAGAAATACAGTATCTTATTTCAAACGAAAATCGAAATAAATTCATTAAGAATCTTGCAGTTAGCTTAGGTAATAATACATTAATATTATATCAAATGGTTGACAAGCATGGTCAAATCCTGTATGATATGATAAGAGAAACCAAGAATATTGGTGATAGAAAAGTATTCTTTGTTCATGGCGGTACTGATACAGCCGACAGAGAAGAAATACGAAGAATAATGGAGATTGAAAACGATGCGATTGTTGTTGCTTCTTTTGGTACTTTTAGCACTGGTATCAATATTAGAAACTTGCATAATATCATATTTGCCAGTCCAAGCAAATCAAGAGTGCGAAATCTACAATCAATCGGTCGTGGACTGCGGCAGTCAGAAGGAAAAGAAAAAGCCATCCTCTACGACATTGCAGATGATTTAAGATATAAGAAACATATGAATTTTACATTGAAGCATTTTGTTGAACGAGTTAAGATTTATACGGAAGAGAAGTTCCCATTCAAAATATATAAAATAGGACTAAAAAAATGAATACAATAAAAATAGTTCGCTTAAAGAATGGTGAAGATATTATT